CATAATGTTTATTGATATCTTAGCAGAAAATATCGAATACGAAGTAGCTGATAAGTTTTCTGGTTCAGCAAATGGTACTTCATACCAAAGCGAAATTACAACAACATATGATAGGTTAGAAACTTTATTTGGTGCACCTACATATACTGATGCTGACCCATACGAAAAGGTCTCATGTGAGTGGGTCCTTGATGGTAAAGTTTATTATACCGATGAGTATGGAGAAAAAGATTGGGAATATATCACAGCCACAATATACGCTTGGAAGTATGGAAGAATTCCTACAGAAGAATGTGCATGGAATATTGGCGGTAAGTCATATGATGCAGTAGAGTTTGTAAATGAAATTATATCAGGTCAAATTGAACCTGAGTATAACTATGCGGAGAGTGCTTAATGTTTGTAGCAAATTTTTTAACAGGTCCAGGTACAGATAAAACACCATACAACGTAAAACTTACGTTTGGTGAATACGTACATGGTAAATGGAATAGTCATACTTTCTTGGATAAACTATCTGAGAAACATGATAAAGATTTTTTAAATGAATTTTATTTTATAGGAGTGAGATATGTCTAAGAAAAATTATACGTTCGAACAAATGATGGCTTACCTTCGAAAGGAAAGGGATAAACATTTGGAAGAGCAAGAGTTTAAAAACGCTATCAAAAATTTAGATAGAAGAAAAGCTGAAAAGAAAGCTGAAATGAAGCTACATAAAAAGCTTACACAACAAGCTAAGAAAGCTGGTCACCAATCACCAGGTGGATTGGATTTACATACCGAAGAGAATAGGTATTACACAAAGGAAAATACTGATAGATGGTTAAGTGGTACATCGTACTTTGAGAACTATCAAGCAATGAGGGACCAAGATGATTATTGATTTTTTAATTGTAATTGCAGGTGCTTTCTTTACAGGCTTATTTTGTTATGGTGTTTACCTATTAATTTATGAGGACTGGTCATGAGAGTATTAGAAGCAAATTATGGAGAAGTCAGAATATTTTCTGATAGAATATTTGGATATAAAAGATATCATGTACTTTGGAACGATGGTAGCCAATCAACTTATTCAGCACTTTGGTACTCATTGGAAAAAGTAAAAGAAATCGTGGAGGACAATTTAATTGACTAAGAAAAAATTAAAAAGATTAGAAAAAGATATTAGTGCTATGAAACATTCACTAGAGTTAGTAAGGACTATTGTACCAGTGATTGTTTTAATTTTACAAATAATTATTTTAGGGAGGATAACTTAATGACACAATATATCGATAAAGTAGCAAGACAAAGATTACTATTGGAAGCTGAAGAATGGGCAAAAGGGATAAAGTCTTTACACAATCATAGTTTGAGTTCTATGTGGTATGATACTTTTCCGGAAGATACAGCAAACGGTAAGCGAGTCACTGATACAGAATTCAATAGTGGATTAATTAAAAGAAATTTTGATGAAGGTAAAGTACGTTATTTTGGTAAGGCACTACAAGGTGATGCTCTTATAGATAAATATTTACAAATAAATGATAATTAACAGTTTACAAATACTTGAAAAGGTGATATAATATACATTATGACAATGCATTTACAAAGAGGTTTAAGTACAATCAATACACGTAAACCTAAAATAAAAATAACAAAAAAGAAAATGGCTGAGTTTGAGTTACGCTGGAGAAAGCATAATAAAAGTATGAAGCAAAAAGGTATGCATCAATTTAGGTATGATACTTTGCAAGAGTACATTGATTATTGTTTTGGTAAAACTAAAAAACTAAGCTCTAGTGATTTTAAACATACTAAGCCTATGGCATCTCAGTATAATTATAGAGCTGAGAAAGATAAAGAACACAGGAAAAAGTACCCTAGCCTTATGGAACAAATGGTTAAGGCTGGCACTTTTACATCTGGCACAAATAGCACAGGTAAAAAAGAGCCAATGAAATACACAGGTACTTTAGTCAAAGGTATTGCAACAATGCATAAATCAAATGCAGTACCAATCATAAGTCAAGAAGAAGCTACCGATATTGCGAGGATGAGGCGTGGGTAGTTTTTCAATTTCGGGGGAAAGGGTTTCTAAACTCCTTATCATCAATTCCCTGACCCCCACCTTTTTTGGAGAGATGAAATGGAATATATAATAGGAATTGTATTTACTACGATTGCTGGGTTTTTCTGTTATATGAGTTTTCATGTAAACGAAGAATATAAAACTGGTAAACACATACCTTTACCTTGGGAGTAAAAATGGCAAAGAGAAAAAGAAGATTAAAAAATGCTGATGAAGCGTTGATGGGTCCAAAGCCGGCTTATCAAATATTAGATGGAAAGTTGCATCTTATTTTATCGGGTAAAACAAAAGTAATTAAAGATGCTGATAAAGTAGATGAATATCGTAGAGCAACTAATTGGTTTTATTATTATGAAAACAAGAAGAATGCTGCAACTGTATGTCAAAACTATGCAAAAAATCATTTAGGTTATACAAAGGACCAAATTAATAATTTAAAGAAAGTAGCTGATTGGAAATATAGAATGGGAACATACCAACATATTGAAATGCTCAATAATGGATGGCCTGAGTTATCAGAAAAACTTATGGATATGATAAAAGAAAAATTATCAAAGGCTGAAAAGGAAGGTTCTAAAATTGTAAAACAAATTAGTACAAAACCAAAAGCTCCTGTTATACCACCAGCTGAAAGAACAAGAAGAAAATTATTAGATACTCTTTATGCTGATTTTGATGAGATTATAGTTGAAGGTTGGTTTAACGAAGTGTTTGACCAAAAGTTTAATTTATATTCTAGATTTAAAGGCCATGGATTTAAAGGCAATGCCATTGAACCATTTAGAAGAATGATTATGCCTGAGTATGAATGTATCAAAGATGCTTATGAAAAAACATGTGACCAAGCAGTTGAAGCATACTCTCATATCTCAAAAGCAGATAAAAGAAAAATGTTAAACATGTACGATGATATGTTTAAAGACATGGACAAACTCAAACAAAGTTTTAGAGCTCAAAGATTACCAAGGGCTATAAAAAGAAAAACATCTGATGAACAAGTCACGAATCTTCAGTATCTTAATGAATGTGAAGATTCTAAACTTGCATCGATTAATCCTGTATTAATACCAGGTAAATCCAAACTGTGGGTATACAATACCAAACAAAGGCGACTCACTGAATATGTGACTACCGCTACTGATGGATTTTTATTAGCAGGAACTTCGATAAAAAATCATGATGTGAAGCTTAGTAAAACTGCTACGCTTCGTAAACCGGATGATATGCTTCCAATCGTTTTATCTAAAACTGAAAAACAATTAGATAAGTTTTGGCAGGATATTACAACTAAAATAAGTTCTCCTAATGGGAGGATAAATAAAGATTGTATATTAATGAGGGTATTCGAATGAATATAAATTATGATATTAATAGTCCAACACTAAGATTTGATAATCTACCTGATGGTGTTCTCAGAGCTGAGGATGTTTTCAATGATAAAAGAGTTGTAGTGTTTGGATTACCAGGAGCATTCACACCCACTTGTAGTAGTAAACAAGTACCAGGGTTTGATGCAGTATATGATGAACTATTAGCAAACGATATTGATGAAGTATATTGCACTTCTGTAAACGACGGCTTTACAATGAAAGCATGGTTTGAGAAGTTAAATGTAAAGAATTTAAAATTTTTAGCTGACGGTTCAGGTCAATTCGCTAGAAGAATTGGAATGTTAGTTCATAAAGATAACTTAGGATTTGGTGTAAGGTCATGGAGATATGCTGCCGTTATTAACAATGGTGTTATTGAAATATTCTTACCGGAAGATGGGATATGCGATAACTGCGATACTGACCCATACGAACAATCAACTCCTGAAAATCTTATAAACCAACTATGAGTAAAATAGAAGTACCAATAAAAGAAAAAATTATGACGAGAAAAAGATTCTCTACAGCTGTAGAAGTCATGGTCTCAACTCATAATATGTCTTATATCGATGCAGCTACTTACATAGTTCAGGAAAGAGGATTAGACTTTAGAAATTTAAAGAGGCTTTTGACAGATAGTTTGAAACAAAAACTTGAGGAAGAAGCTTCTTCATTACACTTAATTAGAGGAAAAAAGAAAGGTAATAAATTACCAGTATGAACGATCCGTATGAGTCATATAAATTATATAACGCTCTGAAATTACATTTTGAGACGGATTCATATGATGCGTTGAAATACAACTTCAAAACCTCTATTAAACCACAATCGTTTTTTAATCGCAAGGACAAATACTTCTTTGCCAAGTTAGCAAAAACTTATGGTAAAAATTTAAAGGATTACTATATTGCTAATTTTAAAATGGATGTTAAGTACGTTGGTGATATGTTAAACGAAGGTGGTGAACAGTATTATCGTTCTCATAAAAAAGTTTTAGAGTCAATTCACTATAGCTTTGAGAATGATATAAATAAACTTAGTGAGATTGAAAGTTCCTTTGATGAATTACTACTATCAGAGAATAACAATCACCCTAAGATTATAAAGCTTTGGATGCAAGATGAAATACTTTTGGAAACAATCGTAATCTTGGATTCGCTAACTGGGTTTATGGATAGGGAAAATAAGAAGATAACTGAAACAATTATTTGGCCAGATATCTATCGGAAAATAACTAAATATAAACCTTTTGTTAAATTTGACACAGAGAAGTGTAGAAGTATTCTCATAAAAGAGTTTACAAATGCATAGAAATGTGTTATAATATAAATCTATATTATGTATAAAGTGGATAATTCAGTAATACAATGCACATACGGAGAAATATAAAATGTCATTAGAAAACTTAAAGAGTATGCGAGGCTCATCAATCGATAAACTCGTACAAGCTGCAGAGGCAGTATCCACAAAAGCAGAAACTAAATCGTATGACGATGATAGATTCTGGAAACCCACCAGAGACAAAGCAGGGAACGGTTATGCCGTGGTGAGATTCTTACCTGCCAAAGAGGGTGAAGACCTTCCTTGGGTAAGATATTGGGACC